TACTAGAGTCCTCCTACCAAATCTTGGTACTTTTATTTTAAGAAAGAATAGATTAGAGAAATCTATAAAAAGACATAAGGATATGCTAGGTAATATGGAAAAAACTACATATTCTGGATATGGTAAACATTTACCAGTAAAAGAAAAATTAGAAAAACTAGAGAAAGCTAATGCACGTGTTAATGAAGAACTTTTAACAAAAAAAAATTGGAAAAATGAGAATAGGTAAATTACTTAATGCTGTAAAACATATAGATCAAGTTTTTGATGGAGTTAAAAATAAGATCTGGAAAAAAGAATATGTTGAAGATATAGCAAAAGATAGATGGCAACATTGTTTAAAATGTAAACATTTAGATAGACATGGATTAAATTGTGCAGTTCCTAAAACGCAACCTTGTTGTGCTGATTGTGGATGTAGTTTAGGTTTTAAATTAAGAGCATTAGCATCTTCATGTCCTCAAGGTAAATGGAAAGCAATTATGTCAGAAGAAGAAGAAAAACAACTTAACAAACAAAATTTTAATGGTAACTTAAAAGACTCAGAAGATGCCGGTAGTATTTAAAGAAAAAGGACATATATATGAAAGTTTAGATGAGAATCTAGAAAAAGATCAAATAAATTGGACAAGTGTAACTTCATTTATTTCAAAGTTTAAACCTAAATTTGATAGAGATGCTGTTGCAAAAAAAGCATGTAAAAATAAAAGATCTAAATGGTATGGTTTAAAACCAGAAGAGATTATAGAAATATGGGAGAGTGAAACTAAACGTGCTATTGAATTAGGTAATTGGTATCACAATGAAAGAGAAGATAGATTACTTGATTTTAAGACAATAGAACGTGAAGGAGTAGAAGTACCTATCATAAGACCATTAGTTGATGCTAATGGCTATAAAATAGCTCCTAATCAAAAGTTAAGTGATGGTGTATACCCTGAGCATTTTGCTTATTTAAAATCAGCATGTATTTGTGGACAAGCTGATTTGGTTACTATTGTTAATGGTAAAGTAAATATAACAGACTATAAAACTAACAAAGAGATAAAAGAAAAAGGATTTACTAATTGGGAGGGTATAACATCTAAAATGTTTAAACCTTTAACACATTTAGATGATTGTAATTTAAATCACTATAATTTACAATTAAGTTTATACATGTATATTATATTAAAACATAATCCTAAACTTAAACCTGGAAAATTAGTATTACAACATGTTTCTTTTAAAAAGAAAGGAGAAGATAAGTATGGATACCCTATTGTAGAGTACAATGAGCAAGGTGAACCAATACTAGAAGATATTAAAATGTATGACTTACCATATTTAAAAGATGAGATAAGATCTTTGATAATGTGGATAAAAGATAATCCACTATGTTAGCAAAACTATTTGACGTACAAAATGGTAAGGTAATACCATCAGAGCATTGTTATTCTATGAAAACATTAAAGAATATTATGGATCAGTATCCTGATACATATATGGAAGTATATTTGTATATATTTTATATGACATGTCCAGATCCTGATATGAATCCATTTTTTAATATGCCTGAACATGAAAAAGAAGAAATAATTATAGATGAGATACAACTTGAAGAATCTCCAGAAGATGAGCCAATAAGAAATGCTGTAAGATTTTGTGAAGATTTATATCAGACACCAACATTTAGAGCATACAAAGGTATCAAATCTATGTTAGATAGACTAGCAAGATATATGGAAACCACATCTATTGAACATGGTAGAGATGGTAACTTAACATCATTAGTAAATACTGCAGCTAAGTTTGATCAAATAAGACAGTCATTCAAAGGTGCATATAATGATATGAAAGATGAACAAAAGAGTTCTGTCCGTGGAGGTCAAGGACTTGCTTATGATCAAATGTAATTAATAATTTAAAATCAATATTATGAAAGTAAAACCAATTGGAAATAGGGTATTAGTAAAAGGACTCCCTAAAAAAGAAACAACAAATAGTGGTATATATCTACCAGAACAACAACAAATACAGGTTCCGCAAGGTACTGTAGTAGCTGTAGGTGGATTAGTAAAAGAAATTAAAGTAGGTGATTTTGTACAGTGGTTAGAAGAATCTGCTGTTAGAGAAATGGAACATGATGGTGAAACACATTTGATTATGTTTGACCATGCTATAATGGTTATATTAGAAGAATAAATGTATAAATCCATTCCTACATATAAAGAAGGTAAATGGACCATTACTGATTTTGAAACTTTAGAAGACTTCATTGATTTTGTTAATGAGGTCTTTAAAGTTCCTGGACAGTATCTTTTTGATGAGACTTCTTATTTATTTAATGAACAAGCTAGATTGTTTAATAAACAAGGTTTTTATTGTGATAAACCAATGAGGTCAAAAGATTTTATGACTTATTGGGAAGATCAAAAAAATAAATGTAGAAATGGTGTTATATTTATTAATAAAAATAAAGCTTGGTATATAACCAGAGACTACTATATGTGGTTAAACTTCTTACCAATTTTTGATAAAGAAGAAAAAAAGTATGGCTTTGCTAAAGTAAGAGATGCACAATATCACATGGCATTATATGAATTACTTGGAGAGTTACAAAGTAAACATGCAGCAATACTTAAAAAAAGACAGATAGCATCATCTTATTTTCATATGGCAAAAATTATAAATCAGTATTGGTTTGAAGAAGGATCTATATGTAAAATTGGTGCATCATTAAAAGACTATATTAATGATAAAGGATCTTGGAAGTTTTTAGATGAATATGCAACATTTTTAAATGAACATACAGCATGGTATAGACCAAACAATCCAGATAAAGTTTTATTATGGGAGCAGAAGATTGAAGTAAGAATAGATAATAGAAAAACACAAAGAGGTCTTAGATCTAAAATACAAGGTGCATCATTTGAGAAAAATGCAACAACAGGCGTTGGTGGTCCTTGTACATATTTTTTTCATGAAGAGGCAGGTATTGCGCCTAAAATGGATCAAACTTATGAGTATATTAGACCAGCCATGTCATCTGGTATGATGACAACAGGACAGTTTATAGCTGCTGGATCAGTGGGTGATCTTGATCAGTGTGAACCATTGAAGAGGATGATTATGAATCCAGAAGCAAATGGCATACTAGGTGTTGAAACAGATCTTATGGATGATAAAGGAACAATAGGTATAGCTGGTTTATTTATACCTGAGCAGTGGTCTATGCCTCCCTATATAGATAGTTATGGTAACTCTAAAATAAATGATGCACTTGACGCAATAAAAAAAGAAAGAACGGATTGGAAACGTGAACTAGATCCTGAACAGTATCAATTACGTATATCTCAGAAACCTACAAATATTGCAGAAGCATTTGCATATAGAAAAGCATCTATTTTTCCACAAAGTTTTTTATCTAGACAATTAAAAAGAATAGAAGATAAACAATATTCTTATGAGTTTTTAGAACTTGAAAGAGATAAAAAAGGTATTAGTGCTACTAAGTCTAAAAGACTACCAATTTTAGAGTTTCCTGTAAATAAAAAAAGAGAGGATAAAGGTGGTGTACTTACTGTATGGGAAAGACCTATAAAGAATCCTAATTTTGGAACTTACTATGCTTCTATTGACCCTGTCTCAGAAGGTAAAACAACTACATCAGATTCACTTTGTAGTATTATAGTTTATAAAAATCCTGTTGAAGTAACAAAAGAAACATTAGAAGGTTTAGAAACTTTTGTAGAAGGTGATAAAATAGTAGCTACATGGTGTGGTAGATATGATGATATAAATAAAACACATGAGCAACTAGAAATGATTATTGAGTGGTATAATGCTTGGACTATAGTAGAGAATAATATTTCTTTATTTATACAGTATATGATATCAAGAAGAAAACAAAAGTATCTTGTACCTAGATCACAAATGGTTTTCTTAAAAGATCTTGGATCTAATAATAATGTATTTCAAGAATATGGATGGAAAAATACAGGTACATTATTTAAAAGTCATCTTATATCCTATGCTATAGAATTTATTAGAGAAGCTATTGAAGAGGATACAGATGATAATGGTAATGTTATAAAAACAAGATATGGTGTAGAAAGGATACCTGATAAGATGTTGATAACAGAAATGTTGCAATATTATCCAGGATTAAACGTAGATAGATTAGTTTCATTTGCTGCTTTAGTTGCATTTGCTAAGATGCAACAAGCTAATAGAGGCTATATAAAGCGTAAAGAGAAGGATAAATCACTTGATTCCTTGGATAATTCCCAAAATTTGTATAAATTATCTATGAGACCTTTTAGTAATTTGGGTAGAAATAATAAGTATATAAAAAGTAAAAAAAGGAGGAACCCTTTTAAAAACATAAAATGATGATATATGATTGGATTACAACAACTACAATAGATGATGATTCTCCTTATAGTCATCTCCAATATATTTATGTTTATGATTCCTATCCAGAAGATACAATAATTTATAAAGAAGAAGAATAGATGAAAGTATTAAGTGCAATGCAATTAAAAAATGGAGCAAAAGCTGAAGGTGCTCATGTTTCTGCAACATTAACTCAACCAATTCAATTTTTACTTGATAAAGAAAAAGATGATAAGTGGACATCTTGGAATCTAGATTGGTTTGAAACAAGAGGTCTTGATTATTTAAGAGACAATGCTAGAGGTATTTTAAAAAATTACAAATTAGCAAAAGGTATAATTGATAAAACAGATTACATTGTAGAAGAAAATAATGAGTATGGAGATCTTATTGATATACTTACAAAAGAAGATGAAACAGCATTAGAATTAAAATTTTATCCTATAATACCAAATGTTGTAAATGTTTTAGTAGGAGAGTTTTCTAAGAGATTTGCAAAAGTACAGTTTAGAGCTGTTGATGATACATCTTACAATGAGATGTTAGAGCAAAAAAGAATGATGGTAGAAGAAAACTTATTGACTGATGCTAGAAATCAATTAATGATTAAAATGATTCAAGCTGGTGGTAATCCAGAAGATGAAGAGTTTCAACAACAATTGTCACCAGATAAATTAAAAACACTACCTGAAATAGAAGACTTTTTTGCAAAAGATTATAGAAGTATGGTAGAGGAGTGGGCACATCATCAATTAAATGTTGATGAAGAAAGGTTTAAAATGCAAGAACTTGAAGAAAGAGCATTTAAAGATATGCTTATTTGTGATAGAGAGTTTTGGCATTTCCGTATGATGGAGGATGATTATGAAATAGAGTTATGGAATCCTGCATTAACATTCTATCAAAAATCACCTGACTCAAGATATATATCTGATTCAAATTTTGTAGGTAAATGTGATATGATGTCTGTAGCAGATGTTATAGATGTTTATGGTTATTTAATGAATGAGAAGCAATTAAAATCTTTAGAACGTATACATCCAGCTGCAAATGCTAAATATCTTATTAATGGTCAACAAAATGATGGATCTTATTATGATGCTACAAGATCTCATGAATGGAATACACAAAAACCAGGACTAGCATATAGGCAATTATTAGCAAATAGAGATATAAGAACTAATTATGGTGGTGATGTAGTAGCACAGATACTACAAGAAGGAGATGATATAAGACATTGGGGTGATGAGAACATGATGCGTGTTACAACAGTATATTGGAAAACACAAAGACGTGTAGGTCATTTAACAAGAATTACTGAAGATGGTGATTTAATACAGGAGATTGTAGATGATAAATACAAACTTACTGAAAAGGGTATTTATAATACAAAAGCATATACTCAAAAAACAAAAGATAATTTACTTCAGGGTGAACATATAGATTGGTTTTGGATTAATGAAGTTTGGGGTGGTGTAAAAATAGGACCTAATGCTCCTTCATCATGGAGAAATGATACAAATGAAGAACAGCCTATTTACTTAGGTATAAATAAAACTAAACCTGGTAGAATAGATTATCAGTTTAAAGGTAATAATTCTTTATATGGATGTAAGTTACCAGTAGAAGGTAGAGTATTTTCAGATAGAAATACAAAGTCTACATCATTAATTGATTTAATGAAACCATATCAAATAGGTTATAATATGGTTAATAATCAAATAGCAGACATTTTAGTTGATGAACTAGGAACTGTTATTATGTTTGATCAAAATGCATTACCACGTCAT